TCCACCTCTTCTGACTAACTCGTTTTTAATCTTTTGTTTGTCTTTTGGACGAGTATTGGCTTGGTTATATTTTTCTATCAGTTCTGTTTTTGCAAATCCTTTTATATAAGGATGAACTGTTGTAGCTTTTTTAGTAGCTCTGTCTATTGTTGTATGCGATTTTCCTAATTTTATTGGCATAATATTCTCCTATTTTATTCTTTTAACGCTTCCCTTTAAGTTAGCAAGATACGCAAACATATCTACTGAAGGAAACTCATTTTTCAAATCAAGTAAAGCTTTTAAATTTTCTTTGTGGTCATCAAAGAGTCTTATTCTACTGTACTCTCCCGTTTTTAAATACTTTCTAAATATAACTTTTTTATTTTCAGCACTTGAGCCACTCATATTACCAGCTCTTTCGATGTATACATCTTTCATTGGTATACCATGAGATTCGAATGTCTTAACAAAAAGCTTTTTATCGTCCATGTTAGCTCTTGCTGTGACGATAATAACCTTTGAACCTTTAGCAGTCGCATTACGTATAATTGCCTTTGCTTTTTCTACCATTCGACCTATAGGAGTAGCAGTTTGATAAAACAGCTTTGCTGATTTAAACTCTCCATAGTCATACTCTTCATGCTTTCTTAGTTTATAACTATTAAACTCCATAGGAGTCAAAGCTTTTGTTTTTCCAGTATTTGTATTTACTACGATTACACGAGCTTTTGACACAAATAAAGTGTCATCTATATCAAATATAGTCAATCCTTTACCTGCTTTTTCTGCTAAAAACTCGTTAAACTTTTTCATAGATATATTATACCACACTTTTTATTAAATGTAAATATCTATTTATAAGATTTTTACTTGCAGTAAGTCTTTATTGCCTCAATTTTATCATGTGCGTCAGCTATCTTTTCAACTTCTTTTTCAATAGTTTCTACTATATCGATATGTTCACCAATACCTACTGGATTCCGTTGATAGACTAATATATTAGCATGTGCTACTACAATCTCGCCTTCTAGCTTTTTAATTAAAGCTTCTAATAGATAATTCATTTTATCTCCCAAATAATTTTCTTCTTTTATATTCTGCTATTGTTTCCAATAACTTTTTCGTCCATCTATCTCTGTCTTCTATAAAGACTTGTGGTCCTTCATCTCCTGCAATACAAACAACTAATTGTTTTATCGGTACTCCAGTTCTTTCTTCCCACATAATAGCATAAGCTGAACATTGCATAAAGTATGAACTAATCCATTCTTTCTTTTTCAGCTTACGAGATGTTTTCCAATCTATGATTGAATCAACACCTTTCCATTGACCAACTAAATCTACTCTTCCAGCTAAACCTAAATGTTTAGAATAAAGAGGAGCTTCTTGTTGATAAACCTTTGTTACACTTTCGTCTAAGACGGGTTGTATATCTTTAAATGTTTGTACGTTATGAGGCATTTCTCCTTTAAGATATTCAGGGTCATTGGCCACGTATTTTTCTATAATATTATGTACTGTTGTTCCACGACTACTTGCTATACGCGATACTCTATTTGCTTCCTCTTCGCCTACGCGCGCACGCCACGCTTGTATCGCTTCTTCTGAAAGTATTGATAATACTGTCGTAACTGATGCGTACTTATTTCCTTCTGGGTCAGTATAAAATCTACCTTTATCTCCCGTAACTGCTTCAAGGTCATTATAACCTAGGTCAACTGCTTCATGTTTAAACTTCATTTTGTTTTGATATTACTCCTATCTTTTGGTGGCATACCGGATTTAATTCTATCTTGTACTTCTTTCCATCCACTACCTGCTCTTGAAAGTACTGATTGACCACCATCATGGTCTATATGAGGTGCTGTTAAATATACTCGTTTTAATTGAGGATTGTCTTTTAAAAAATCATCATACTCTGATATCTTTAAGATGCGTTCTTCAACTTCACCAGTTTCTTTATTTTCAAAATCATATGTTGGCATTATAATATCCTTTCAAGTATAAACACTAATGGAATAAAAACATATAGTCCTAATAGTAATCTTTCTGCTCTTTTAAATTGTTTTTCAGTTGGCATTTAATATCTCCTTTAATCTTCTTTCAGTTGTTTTTATATCATGACATAAGTAATGATTTATATACCATTCAATAAATTGTTTTGCATATACTGGTCTATACCATGACAAATCATTTACCAAGTTTTCTAGTTGTGGCAATGTTTGCAACTTTTGAGTAGCCCAATGATATTCTGGCCAGCCATGAGATATAATTGGTACTTCATGCATAAGACATTCTATACCAGCTGTTGAGTTATCTACAATTGCTACTCTTGTTTTTGGTAATATACTATGTATACAATCAAATCCTGTTATAACATGATGACCAGCATCTTTCCATTTTTTTACAAGTGTTTTATTTTTATATCTTGGATGTAATTTAATAACTAAGTTTTCATTCTCTAATTTATTTATAATCATATCCATTCTTTTAATATGGTCACCAAAGCCAAATCCATTTACTGTTTCATCATCTGGCATTTGACCTATAATTAATATATGGTCATCTTTTATATCTTTAGCATCTCTCCATTTAAGTAATACTGAATCATCCCATTTGTTTGGCTTAGTATTTTTTAATTGCAATATACTTTCCCAATCCATTTGTTCTATATCATCGTTTATATCTGGCCTTGTGTACGAGAGTGCACTCGAATTCGCGTATCCCATAGTATCTAGGGCAAAGTGACGACTCGTGGGAGCTGTGGGTTTAACTATAATCACCGGCCGGTTACACGAGGAAGAATTAACTATATGATTATAAAAATGTATATCAGCTGTTTCATTAGATTCTTCATGGCCTAAATTATTCATAGCACTACGAATTGTATCGTAATACTTATTAGCGATTTTTTCAAATTTATAATCGTGAAATTTATACAGCATTGAACCATTTTGGCTGTGGACGTTTTGTCCATGCCATATTAAACTTTGCTTGTTTGGTATGATAGAATGCACGATAAGATTTAACAGCATCTTCAAACATACATTCAGGATTAGAACCCATTGCAAGTTTGAATGGAGTCAATCCTTTCATTGGAATATTATTTGGTGAATGCACTAGATGTTTTCTTAACTTTGTATCAGTTGAATGTACTTTACCATAACGATAAGTATATTCGTCGCATAGACCTATAAAATGTTTGTAGTGCCAATCATAGTTAGCTTTTGATTCTCTTGTCCATATAGTTGATGGATGATTGAAATGACACGCTTTGTATACGATATCTTCACGGTCATCATGAAGTTTCCAATACTGAAGCATTGCACCTGACTTAGATGGTCTACGTTCCATAGTACCATCAAGCATACGATGAACAGTTGATAGCATTTGAGCTGATTCAACAATCATTTTAACAACATGTTTGTCGCATTGCTCTTGTGCTGCTAGCACTGGGTCATTGTTGAGTATAAAAATGTTCATAATATATATTATACCACAATACGTGGTAAATGTAAAGGATTATTTTACTAATAATCCAGGGAAGGCATCATTAACTAATTTCTTAGTAATACCTTTTGATTTCATTTTTTTATCCTTAGCAGCTATAAGCAATTCAGCTTCTTCTGGATTAAGTGATTCTAATAGATTTAAAAACAATCCTTCTCTCTTAAGAGGTTTCATGCCGTTTGCTACTGGTCCTTTAAAGTAATACTTAAATTGTGTATATGCTTTATTTAATATTGTATACTCATAACCTTTAGGTGCGTCATCTTGTGTATAAGACGGAGCTCCTAATGGTAATACCGATACTATACTATCATCATAGTTAATTCTAAGTATGTCTGTAAGACCTGGTGATTTATTCAGTCGTAAGAACTTTATACGTTCTTCACGCTGTACGATTTTGCCTGCTTCTGCTAGGACTTCTGATACTAATTTTCTAGCCATTGTAAAATTCCTCGACGACCTCAATCAAATGATTACATCTTTTTTTAATTAAATAATTTAACACTCTCATGTTAGGCGTTTTTGTTTGCCCGTTAAAAGTATTTATAATACTTTCTTGTATGTCTTCTGGTATATCAGTTAAATCAATAAGCTTTTTATTACGTTGATAGTTACGATATATCTCATCATCCATGTGTTCTCTTAGATTATCAGCATTTTCTAACCAATTATCTATCTTTGTTTGTCTTAAAGGAGTTTGGCTTTTTTCTGATATAAATGTATCATCAGCTGAAAGAACATTTGGTATACCATCTCCACTATCTCCTCTCATTACGTGATTAAACAAATAAGTTCTTGGATTTTTATCAGTGACAAATTTCTTTTGTATAGGACTAAATTGTTTTACATTATTAAACTTTTGTAGTTGTATAAAGTCTTTGTCTGATGATATAATCATTACTGGTTCTGCTTGGCCAAACTCTTGTGTTTGCATTGTAAGTGTACCAATAACATCATCAGCTTCTACGCCTTCTAAGTGTACAACTTTGTATGGCATATATTCATTTATTTCATCTCTTACTGTATGTAGAATCCTAAAGATTTCTGACCAATCTTGTCCTGAACTATCTCTGTTCTTTTTACGAGATGCTTTATATTCTGGAAAGAATTCTTTTCTCCATGTATTCATACCATCAGCACATATAACAAGTTGTCCATATTCTTCTCTATATCTTTTGTTATACATTCGAATACTGTTAAGTATCATATGCCTTATCATGCTTTCATCATTTAGTTTTTGCACTATTATGTTAGATAGTGCGATTTGCGAATAATCAATTAGTATCATCTGGGTCCTCTTCCGGTGGGTCTAAATCAAAATCAGGAGTAAAGAGTATTTCTTGGTCACTACCTTCTGGTGTGAATACAAAATCAGCTAAATCATGATTTGCTTCTTCGTTAATAAGAATCATTTCTTTTACTTTTATATAAGCATTATCAAGTGTTTGATGTAGACCATGAGGTATACCATAATAACGATTAAACATTGCATTTAATAAATTTACTATAACAAACATATCTCTAGATTCTTGGACTGTTTCATCTCTGAAATTTAAATCCATTAACCCTTCAGTTACTTGACCAGTATTAATAAACTCTTCCATTACTTCCATAAGTATATGAGATGATTCTACACATTCATTACTTAATTCGTCTAGGATTTCTGATTCTTCTTTTTGCGTTAATTCTTCTTTCGTTGGAAATTGAATAACATTATCTTTATACTTTTTAGTCATATACCTATATTATACCATACTTTTGAGCAAATGTAAACGTTTATTTTAAGTTTTTTACTGCATTCCCACCAATTCTGCAATTGATTATACCATTATAGTAATTTTCACTTAATAAAACTTCTTTGTCAAATTGTTCTTTTGCTTCATAATACGCGCACTCACCTTTAGTTTTACATAGGTAGATTATTTCTCTATAAAAAAAATCTTCTCCCATCTCTAGTACATCTTCTTGTAAGTGTTTATTGGAACCATAATATGTACGCCAATCAGATTCGACTTTAAGTCTTTGACGTCTTTTTCTTTTCTTAGTTATAGGTAATGTTTTAGGCTTCCAAAAGAATTTCTTGCCTATATATTTTTTGTTTGTAGCTCGATTAGTTATACAATATACGAATCCATACCAATCCTTTCCATATCTTTCGAATGTAAAAGGTTCATCAGGCTCAAACTTTAGTCCTTGATATATCCAATTATTCATTAAAGTCTAATTCGTCTGAATCATCTGTGGGTTCACCACAATGAGGACAAAAATTTATTTTAATAGGTTCATCTGGTTTAATGACTATACGTGAATAGCAATATTCGCATTCAAGAATCATTCTGTTAAGAACTCCACAGACCGTCTTCCTTCAATATGTTCTTTCAATTCAGTATAACCACCGATTGCATGACCATCTATAGTGACTTGTGGAAAAGTTCTTGCTCCTGGAAATTTTTCAAAGAGCTGTTCTCTTGTAAAATCTCTGTCTAATTTAAAGTATTCATACTTGTGTTCGCTTTCTTGTATGAATTGTTGTGATATATTTACTGCCATATCGCAGTACGGGCAATTATCTTTACCGTAAATTTCTATTTTCATTTTTTTACCAGTTATGTATTATGTTTGCTATTATAAAAAATGCGCAAACAACGTTTATTCCAACAATAAATGTTCTAGCTATTGCTACAACATTATCATATTCTTTTGTCTGTTCGTCAGAAAAGCTACCAATAGCAAATTTCCAAACAGTCCATATTCGTTTCATTTTATAATCCTTCTAAATATAAATTTATCATCCAAAAACAAAGCAACATAAATCCAAATACTAATACTTGAACTACTGACATAATTGCTATTTGTTTCATAGGGTGTACTTCTACAATTTTTTCCAGCATATCTTCGCTTGGTGCAAGATTAGCTGCTTGTAATATTTTTTTTTCAGTTTCTGGTTTTGTGAACCAAGGTATAAACATTATAAACTTAATCCTGCCATTGTTTCTGTGGTGACATCTTGTTTTACACCACCGGTTATATAAGACGTAATTTCTGTTTCTTGTGGAGCAACTTGTACGTTTCCACCAGATATCCACTTTTCTGTCCAAGGGAGTGGATTCATTTGAGGAACTGTGTAAGGACAAGGCAAACCTAATGCTCTCATTCTTTTACATCCTATCCACTCTACGTAATTTTCTAATATTGTTTCATTTAAACCAATCATTGAACCATCTTTAAATAAGTATCTTGCCCATGCTTTTTCTTGTTCAATAACATCTACAAATAATTTCATAGCTTGTTCTTCATTCTTTTTCGCTATCTTTTCGAAATCTTTATCTTCTTTTATTAAGTTTTTAATCATAACTGTAGTTGCTGCAAGATGAGTATTTTCATCTCTTGCAATAAACTTAATAATTTTAGCGTTGCCTTCCATCTTCTTAAGCTCAGCGAATGCCCAACTGCAGGCGAAGGATACATAAAAACGTATTCCCTCTAAAGCATTCGCCGAAAGCATTGCCATATATAATGATGTTTTATGTTGTATTTTATTAGTAGCTGAATTATTATCTGTTATTAAATCGTCATAATATCCTGCGATATCAGAGCCACAATCCATAATTTCTTTTACATCAAGCATAGAATCAAATACTATTGAAGGGTTTGCATAAATGTTCCTAATAATATGAGTATAAGAACGGCTATGGATAGTTTCAAAAAAGGACCAGGTTTCGATCCAGTTCTCAATTTCGGGTAACGAAGCAATAGGAAGGAAAGCAAGGTTCGGGGCCCTACCTTGTACAGAGTCCAGAAGTATTTGCCTTTTGAGATTAGACGTGAATATGTGTTGTTCATGGTCGGTTAATTCTCCAAAGTCTTTTTTGTCTTTTGATACATCTACTTCTTCTGGTCTCCAAAAGAATCCTAGTTGTTTTTCAGTAATTTTATCTATTTGTGGATATTTAAGTTGGTCATAACGAGCAACGTCAACTGGCTCGTCTAAAAACATGTTTTTTTCTAAGTGGGATTTTTTATTTTTCTGTAGTATTGGCATTATGTTTCCATGATATTGTTGATTTTTCTGTTATTGCATCTTGAGCGCATTGTATATATTCTCTGTCTTCTTCTGAAAGTACTGACCAAAATTTACTTATTGTAAGTGTATGGTCATAAACTACTTGTGGTCTTTTCATGTGATAATCTTCTTCCATCCAAGTCTGAAGAATATCCATTCTTTTATTTATCTTACTTTTTAAATCTTGCACGAATCACAGTCCTCATCATCTACATTATAAGTTTCTGATTCTCCGTCATACGCGTGATATGTTTCTCCGTCTGTCATTTCTCCAGCTCCATCAAACGTATTGAAATAGTACAATTGTTTTAAACCATATTTGTATGCAGTGACAGTATCTTGTATCATCACTGACATTGGTATCTTATTATCCTCATAGTGTTCAGGATTATAAGAAGTATTAACAGAGATTCCTTGGTCTATATATTTTTGTAATATACCACATATAGCTAAATAGCCTTCGGGAGATTTTTGTTCCCATAGCAAATCATACTTATTTTTAAGATGATGATAACCAGGCACGACTTGCGCCATTACTCCATCTTTACTCTGTTTATATGATACTAAAGCTCTTGGAGGTTCAATACCATTTGTACTATTACTTATTTGAGCGCTTGTTTCGGCTGGCATTAAAGCCATTAAAGTCGAGTTCCGGATGCCAGTTTCTCTGAGTTGCTTACGCAAATCTTTCCACGGTAAACGTTCTCTGTACTCTACAAGATTATCTATTGCACTCTTATAAGTATCGATTGGAAGTATTCCTAAAGAATATTTCGTATCTGTATTATATATCAATTTTTCTTTCTCAACGGCAAGGTTTGCAGAACTTTTTATTAAATAATATGACCATGCTTCAGCATATTCATCAACAATACTATATGCTGATTCGTCATATTTAAGGCCTCTCTTTGCTAAGAAATAAGCTAGGTTGATAATACCTACACCTAAAGGTCTTCTATTAAGAGTCCCTTGCCTTGCTGCTGGTATTGGATAACCTTGGTAATCTAATAGCTCATCAAGAGCTCTTACTGTAAGGTCACAATATTTTTCAAATTCATGTGGCTCGTTTATAAGTCCCCAATTGATAGCTGATAATGTACATAAAGATATTTCTCCGTCTTCATCATCTTGGCTATTAAGTGGCGTTGTTGGTAAATCAATTTCACAACATAGATTACTCATTCTTATTGGAGCTTTTTCTGCTATAAATGAACCATGGTCATTTGCATGGTCTACATTCATAAGATATATTCTACCTGTATCTTTTCTTTCTGTTAAGAACATTTGAAACACATCAAGCGCTGGTAAAGATTTCTTTCTTATACTGTGCGCTCTTTCATATTTCTCGTATAACTCTTGGAATTTTTCTTGGTCAATAAAGAATGCTTCATATAGACCAGGTACATCATTAGGGTCAAAGAAAGTTATATTACCACCTGATAATAATCTTTCATACATAAGTTTATTAAATTGAAATGCATAATCCATGTGTCTTACACGATTTTCTTCTGTGCCTTTATTGTTTTTAAGTACTACTAGGTCTTCGAATTCATGATGCCATAAGGGCAGATATACAGTTGCAGCTCCTCCTCTTACACCTCCCTGAGAGCAGGATTTTACAGCCGATTGGAAATATTTTAAGAATGGAATCAATCCAGTATGTACTACTGAACCATCTCCAACTTTTGCACCATTTGCTCTTATTGAGCCAGCGCCTATTCCTATACCTGCCTTTTTACTTATGTATCTAACAATAGAAGTAGCAGTAGCATTAATAGAGTCAAGGGAATCTCCTGATTCAATAAGGACGCAAGAACTGAATTGTCGAGTTGGTGTTCTAACTCCTGCCATGATTGGTGTAGGTAGTGATATATAGAATTGAGATATTGCATCATAGTAGTCCTTAACGTATTTTAATCTGTTCTCTTTATACTTACCAAAAAGAGTCATTGATATCATCATATAAAGTATTTGAGGTGTTTCGTATATTTTTTTTGTTCTTCTATCTTGAACAAGATACTTACCACGAAATTGTTCCATTCCTGCATATGTGAATGTATCATCCCTATCATGTTTTATATAAGCATCAAGCTCTATAATTTCATCTTCAGAATATATCTTAATGATTTCATCATCATATACTCCTAGTTCAATATTGTCTTCTATAATAGCAGTAAGTGGTGGAGGTGTATATTCTCCATAAGCTTCTTTTCTCATCTTATAAGATATAAGACGAGCTGCTACGAATTGATAGTTTGGTGTATGTTCTGAAATTAATTCAGCTGCTGATTTGATTAAAAGCTCATGGATATCATAAGCTGCAATTTTGTCATATAGTTGTATGTTAGCTTTAAGTTCTATTTCAGACATTGATACGCCTGATATATCTTCAACTGCCCATTCTAAAACTTTATGAACTTTATCTAAATCGAATGGTTTTATTGACCCATCTCGTTTAGTGACATTTATAGTAGTTGTATTCATTATATTATATATTATACCACAAATCGCATGATTTGTAAACGTTTATTTTAAGTTTTTAGCCTCTTATTTCGGCTACATTTTCAGGAGTTTGTACTCCAACTCCGACACCTTTCTCACCGTTAGGCATCGTAACGTTTCTATAATATATAACGACTTCACCTAATTGTTTTATGTATCTTTTAAGTTCTTGCATATCTTCAGCCATAACTTTATAGTCACCAACTGATGTAGCTACAAAAACTACTTCGCCATTATTTTGTTCCTTCATTTCATCAAGGAATCTATCCAAATATGTATAACCTTCTGGCCAATCAGGATTTTCTCTTTCAGATAAGTCACATGTTTTTGGTCTCTTATCTTCTATTTTTTTACATGGATTTGTTATTCTTGCTTCAGATACAACATACCATTTTGGTGCTGTTAATTCTACAGTCCTTGGTAAATCTGGTTGCATTATATCTATTTGAACAGGTTTAGATATGACCTCTAGTTGTTTTGTTCCTAATAAAGAACAACCACTAGTTATTAATAGTAGGATTACTAAGGTTATATAATTCTTTAGTATCATCTTCAAGTCCCTCCATTACTTTTTCACTTGCATCATTAAATCTTTTTTCCATAAGTCCAGGCTTCTTTAGTGCAAGTACATCTAAATTATGCCTAGAAAATATAGCCAAATATTCAGCTTTATCAGCTTCTATTTGAGCATTTACTCTACTCATGTTCATAAGAGCTTTACCTTGTTTTTCGTATTGCTCTTTCATTTTAGCCATTGTTTGTTTTTGTTCTTCAACGGCTGCTTCTAGTTTTATATTATTCTGAGTAAGTGTTTGATTTTCATTGTATAGAAAAAAACCTCCTAACCCTAGAATAAGTACCAATCCAATCATCATTTGATTCATTATGTATTGTCCTCTATATATTTTCTAATATCACCTACTGTATGTAGTGATTCGGCATCTTCATCAGTAATTTCTATATCAAATTCTTCTTCAATATCCATTACTAATTGTACTGTGTCTAATGAATCTGCGCCTAAGTCATCCATTAGATTTTTATCATCAGTCACGGCATCTATATCAACACCTAACTGTTCTGAAATTATTTTTTCAATCATTATTCGTCCTCTATCTTATATCTTAAACCTTGCATACCTTTTATATGCACAGTTCTTTTATCATCAGTTCTAAACTTAAGTTCTTTGAAATTTGCTTTGATTACTTTTCTTACGTGTACGTAAGTTTGGTCGTCACCATTACCCCATTGATTATCGAATGATACGTGAATTGTATATCTTTTTTGAAAGAGTCGAATAAACCATTTGATTTTTTCCCACATGTTAATAACAAAATCTTTCATATTATAATCTTTCGATATCTACACCTAGAACATCTAATACTACTTTACGTATTTTTTTATCATCTGTTCCCCAATGCTTACTGTATGAGTTAAATTTAATAGAATCTCTACTGATATCTACATCTCTACCATATACATCGTATCCAGCCTTTTTAAACGCCTGTTCAACGTCATATCCGTATGCGCCATTTCTTAGCTTAAGTTCCATTCCACCAGGTCTCCAGTACCTAAAGTCATTTTTATCAAACTTATAAGCTTCACTTAATTCTTTTTTAAATTCGTTAAACGTTTTCATCTAATTTGCTCCCTTTTAGCATTTTCTTGTTTCTTCTATCTAGTATTCTTTTAACAAAGGCTTTACCTTCTTTAGTCCTACCATCGTAAATTCTTTTCTTATGTTTTTTATGAGCTGCTTTGCCCATTGCGTCTGCTGGCATTGATACACCACCGCCACCTACAGAATTTGCAGCTGCGTCTTCCCACATTGCTTCGTATTCTTTAAATGTTCTTCTCATTTTTTATTTTTTTACCTATAGCTTTTATATCTGACATTTTTAAAGTCTTTTTCTTTAGACCTTTTATCGATCTTGATACTTTCTTACGAGTTTTTGCTGGTACTAATACTAATAATAAAGCTCCTAAAGTTACTGTAGCTCCAATAATTAATACTTTTTCGAATATTGCAGCAGCTACTGCAGCTGAAATATTTCCGCCTAAAGCTTTTGCGATATCCATTACTAATTGTGTTCCAAACTCTTGACTTTTTATAATACTGTCCCAACCATATTTAGTAGCTATGCCACCTAATACAGTTCCACTTATTGCACCTTTTATTCCTCCAAAAGGAAAAGGAGCAACTATTTTGGCCACGTTTATACCAGCTCTTGTTAATCCAAAACTTACTATACGTGCTGCACCTATAAGACCTGCAAGTGGAAATGCTTCATCTAACTGAGCATGTTCCTTAAATGTCATCATCTGCATATGTCACCATTAGTTATATAAAGGTCTTGATTCGTCTTTGAATGTTTGACCCTATAGATATTTATATTCGAGAAGCTTCCAATTGGTGCTTGTAATTCTTTTACTACAACTCTTTGATTTTTTAGAGCAATAACCTCACCTGTTGTAGCTGATGCTATATCTTCTGTTAATATATAATTGCCTGGAAAGAGATTAAAGTCTTCATCTTGATACCATGTACTTTCATTTAGTTCATTTGAATCAATGTCAATTTCTAATACTTTTTCTAATGTCTCTAACATTTTTTTCTCTGACATTCCAGTATGTTCTCTTATAAGGAAAAGAGCAGCTCCATAACGTGCTACTACAGACCTTCCACCAGGTACTTTACCTACAAGTCTTTTAAGATTAAATACGAGTCTGTGAAAAACAGTATAAGCAGCTTTTTCATCTGGCTTAGTTCTTTTTGATGCTTTCTTAAGTACCTTACCCTTTTCGTCTATTATACCAAGTTCAAAGGCTTTCGTTTTCTCGAACGGAGTAACGAGCAATTTCAAAAATCGAAATGCGTAAAATAAATCTCCTGCTCTTGATATAATTCCCATTATAGTTCTCTTAGTACCTCTACAATATTAGGGTCCATTACAACTTCAACCTTTTCATCCTCTGGTAGATAATGAAGATAAACTAAAAATGGTTTAATATATTGATAGTGATTCTTCTCTATCTTAAACCACATCATTTTATTACAAGACGGTATACCAAATACGTTATAAAGAACGATGATGTGATTAAGTATTAATCTCTCTTGTAATTCACCATGTTCTTCATATCTTGTAAGTAGCCTTTTAAGATACTTAAATCTTGAAAGGTCATTCTTAAATTCTTCAACATCCGTACATTCCGGATTGTTATATTGTTGTGCTGCAAAAAGTTTAAAGTTTTTGTCTGTCAATTCATCAAATATTTTCATTATATATTATATATAAACTATTTGTTTAAGTAAATTTCGACCTTTGACTTATATTTGTTAGCAATTTGTTGTACTTTTCTGTCTTTAGCAAATTTATCTAAAGATGCTTTTTTACCATAAAATTCTAAAGATGCAGGAGCAGTATCACCACCATCAAAACTAGATACATGCATATCTTTAATTTTACTAATTAATTTATCCATATAATCCATTTCAGCTTGGGTGAATCCGAAATCATCATCATACTTGTTAGAAGTATTACCTTTTTTAATTTCAATGAATGCTCTAGCTTCGAAGCCTTTACGATTTCTATCTTGATAATTCTTAAGGTCTTTAACACCTTCTTCTAAATATGATTCGCTTAAACCTATAGAAACTGCAATCTTAGCTGCTTTCTCTTGGTCTGCTTGTTTTGTACCAGGTCTTAAGTCTACTATATAATATTTTCCAGTTCCAACTTTTACAATGTTCATTGGCATGCCATCTACTTTATTTTGGAAAGTTCTTGCGGCCTTTTGTGTATCAAATGCGTAATGAACTCGTTCTTTTACTTCTTCCTTTTCTTTTGCTTTAATAGCTTTTTGTAAACCAGCTGGAAGTTTCTTTTGTTTATCAGTAAGCTCATCTACTTCTTCTTCGTCAGATGCATCTTCGTCAAACATTCCAGATTGCTTCATCATTTTCATAGCATCTGCTTTAGCATTTCTTAGGTTTTGTCTATTGATTTTTTCAACAGCTTTCTTGATAAGCTTTAGACGTTTTTCCATATCTTTCTGTGACATAGCTTCATTTACGTCTTCTTCTTCTTTTCCTTTAGCGTCAATTTCTTCTGCTTTAGCTTTATAGTTCTTATCAATATAGTTAAAGAATTCTTTCTTTTTAGAATCATCTAAATCGCCAGGTGATTCAACTCCGAATTTTTTAAGAGCAGCATTAAAGAATTTTTGATAAGCTTTTTGCTTTTCTGATTCTTTTAATTTAGCTTCATCTTCTTTAGGCTCAACTTCTTCCATTAACTCAGGAAATAGTTCTTCTATTTCGTCATTGTCCATTAGGTAAGCATCTGATTTAAGAAATTTAATGAGGTTAGCATTACTTCCACTTACGTCAGCAGTAGTATTACCTGTTGATTTAATTTTTACTTTAAATTTCTTTTCAAGCTTTTTTGATAAATCGTTATCTCCTATATAGTCAACATCGATTTTAGCTTCATCTATAGTAATAGTAGATTCATTGACAGATTCATTTTTCTTAAAATAATCTTTTATGTCACTTTCTAAAAAGCGTATGCCATAATCCATCATCTCTTGACCTTTACCTATTTCTCCATAAGCTTCGCCACTTGTTTCTAATTCTTCATGTTTAGTAATTTCTCTTACTAAATCTCCTGTTTTATTGACAGACTTTTCTAAATCTTTAGCAACCCTTAAAAGTTTTCTTTCATTTAAAGCTTCTGAAAGAGTTTCTTCATTAACAGATTTGTCTAAATCATCTTCTAAATGACGTATTCCGTATTCTAAAGCATTTTGACCTTGAGATAATTCTTGATAAGAATCAGAATCTTCGATATCGTCAGATATTTTTTTAATTAAGTCTCCTGTTTTTTCGATAGCTTTCTCTAAGTCTCTAACTAGTTTTTTCTCTTTAAAGCCTAGTGCTTCTTTAACTACAGTACCGTCTTCCTTTTCTCCAACCTTTTTGCCTTTATGCTTATCAGCAAAGTCTTTTTCACCAGAATCTTGTCCTAGTTTTCCAGATGGTTTTTGTGGTTGCGCTACTTCGTTCTTCTTATGTGTGTAACCTTTAGCGTCTAAAGCATTATGCTCTTTTTCGTTATTAGCTACTTCTTTTTCACCTGTTTTTGGGTGAAACATATCATGAGGATATTTGACTTCCTCTTTGATAACAGCCGGCTTGCCTTCAAGTACATCTTTTACTGCACTAGCAATGCTTTTTGTTATATCATCGTTAAACATATTGTTCATTTTTATTCTCCGTTAATTGCTTAAATGAATTATATATTCCCAAGTTATCGCTGATATTAAACCAACTAATATAACCCAGAATATTCTATTTATTACATTAACCGTGCTCGCATTGCTATTCACTAATTGCTCCACTCGGTCTATTCTATTTATAAGACTTTGTATTTGTTCTGACTGCTGCTTATTAAATTCAGCCAGTGTTGAAATCTTTTCCTCTGCTCTTGCTAGCGCTATTATCGCCTGAGTCATTTGGTCTAATTTCTCTTCAATTCTATCTAATCTTGCAGATTGTACTGTATATACTTGTTGCAAATCTTTATCCATTCTTGATTATCCTACATTTAAGGTTATTATATCCCTTAATTAATCTATGATATTCTCCCTTTGGAATATCAAAAATCATTCCAGGCTCTAACAAATATGGCAAACAGTTTTCATATTGAAAACGCCATCCCTCACCCTCGAGTATTTCAACTTCACGTGGTTCATTATCACGATGCCAAACATATTCTTCATCATCTCGATCGAGGAAGAATTCTCTTATCTCACCGCCAATTATTTCTTCGGACGCAAAGGGTAGGTTT